TTACTTTACCGAACACAAGTCACGCAACCTGCTCCTGTTTCAGCCGACGGACGGCGCGGCCTCTGGGTTTATGAAATCCGCCGTTGAAACAATGATCCGTGATGTTCCGGTGGTCAAAGCCCTGGCGCCGTGGATTGGAAAGAAGCACCGCGACAACACGCTGGACACCAAACGATTCAGCAACGGAAAGCAGCTCTGGTGCCTCGGCGGAACAGCCGCGAAGAACTACCGCGAAAAGTCAGTGGACTGCGTTTTCTATGACGAGTTGGCCGCGTTCGATGAGGACGTGGAAAAAGAAGGATCACCGACCTTTCTTGGCGATAAGCGGATTGAGGGCTCAGTGTTTCCGAAGTCGGTCAGAGGCTCAACTCCGAAAGTGCTGGATACCTGCCAAATTACCAAGGCGGCATCCGAGGCCGAGGTAAGTCTAAAAGCCTATCTGCCGTGCCCGCACTGCAATGAAGAGCAGACGCTGAAATGGGGCGGAAAAGAAGCGCACTTTGGATTCAAGTGGCAGGACGATAACCCGAAAACGGTCATGTACTTGTGCGAGCATTGCGGCACGCTCAGCAGCCAGGGCGACATTCAGGCCCAGCACGAAAAGATAATCTGGAGATGTGAGTCAACCGGCGCATGGACAAAGGAAGGCGTGGAATACTTTGAGGCTGACGGATCGCGCAGAGAGGCACCGGAGTCAATCGCGTTTCACGTCTGGACCGCTTACAGCCCGTTTACTACCTGGCGCCGCATTGTCACGGATTTTCTGAAAGCGAAGTCAGACCCGAGCAAGCTCAAGACCTTCGTCAATACAACGCTCGGCGAGGCATGGGACGACACGGAAGGCGAAAAGACTGATCCAGATCACCTTCATGCCCGGCGCGAGCATTACCAAAGCCAGGTGCCGGTTGATAGCTGCATCTTAACCGCTGCAGTGGACACCCAAGATGACCGGCTAGAGCTTGATGTCGTTGCCTGGGTCAACGGTGAAGAGTCATACCGCGTGGCCTACAAACGACTTTATGGCGACCTGTCCCGAACAGAGATATGGGACTTGCTGCACAAAGAGTTGATGAAGCAATACCAGAGCCCGAGCGGCGCACTGCACAATATAAAGCTAACCATGCTGGACTCCGGTGGCCACTTCACCGATGAGGTCTACAAGTTCAGCAAGAAGTACGGGCCGCGCCAGTTCATCCCGATTAAAGGCCACTCACAATCAGGAAAGCCGGTGGTCATGTTTCCGCGCAAGCGCAATGACAAGGGCGTTTATCTGACCATGATCGGCACGGACACCGCTAAAGAGATCCTGACCAGCCGTTTCAGGATCATGAACCCGGGCGAGGGTTACATGCACTGGCCTGTGTCCGAAGAATTTGACGAAACCTATTTCCAACAACTCACAAACGAGCGCCGGAAGGTCGTCTATCGAAAGGGTCGCAAACAGATTGAGTGGGACGCAGGCGGCAAACGCAACGAGCCATTCGACACGGCTGTTTACAACCTTGCAGCGATCCGACTACTTCAACAACATTTCGGCATAAACCTGAGCCGCTACCGGAAAGAAGGCGACCCAACCGCGGCGCCGCCACCGAAGAAGCGCCAGACCGGAAAAGTACACAAACCTTCAGGGGATTGGCTATGAGCATTTCAAGCGATCTGTTAACGCTGTATGTAGAAGCAGAGATGCGAATCCTCAAGGGGCAATCCTATGAGTTCGGTGGACGCAAGTGGACAGGCGCCGACCTTTCGGATATTCGCAAAGAACGAGAACGCCTGGAGCGCCGGGTATTTGCCGAGCAACAGGCGGCCCGAGGTCGCCGCACTCACTCACTGGCGACGTTCAAATGAATCTGATTGACGCAATCATTCGGCCATTCTCGCCGGCCGCCGCGCTAAAGCGGGCCCAGGCTCGGCAGATATTGGCACACTATGAGGCCGCGCGCCCAAGTCGGACGCGACGCAATCCCAAAGACAACCGGTCAGGCAATAATCTGACCGATGGCGCGACCGAAACATTGCGTGGCCAGGCTCGCCACCTGGAACAGAATCACGATATAGCCCGAGGCATCCTGACCTGCCTAGTTAATAACGTGGTTGGACCCAAGGGAATTGGAATTGAATTTCAACCAAAGAACATGGATGGCACAGTCAACAAGAAATTGGCTGAAGATCTCAGCTGGTACTTCTCAGAGTGGGGCCGTAATCCTGAAACCACTGGCGAATATAGTTGGGCCAAAACTCAACGCATGATGGCCCGCGCATGGTTCCGAGACGGAGAGGTGTTGTCAAAGTCCCTAATGGGCAGCGTCCCGTTTCTTCGGCATAACACAATTGTCCCTTTCTCGCTGGAGTTGCTGGAAGCCGATCACATTGCAGACATAAACCAACCAGGCAAAGGCATCATTCAGGGCGTTGAACGCAACGAATGGGGCCAGCCTCGATTCGTCTATATCTATGACCAGCACCCCGGTGATGCCTTGGGCTTTCGCATGAAGTACCGGCGCACTGCTGCCGAGGACGTTGACCACCTCAAGATGACAGACCGGATCCGGCAAAACCGGGGAGTGTCGATCTTTGCGGCTGTCATGAGCCGACTTAATGACCTGAAAGACTACGAAGAGTCCGAGCGTGTAGCGGCCCGCATCAGTGCGGCCATGGCCATGTTTATACAGAAGGGATCTCCGGACACCTACGTTGCACCGGGAGACGATGACGAAGAAGACCGAGAGTTCCCGGTCAGCCCCGGCGCTGTTTTTGACAACCTAGCTCCCGGCGAGAAAGTCGAGACAATCCAAAGCAACCGACCGAGCCAACTGCTGCAGCCTTTCCGCGATTCGATGCTCAAGGCTATCGCCAGCGGCTCAAGCTCCGGCTATTCGACCATCAGCAAGAACTACGATGGCACCTACTCGGCGCAGCGCCAGGAACTGGTTGAGCAGTGGGTGAATTACGCGGCTCTGTCCGATGAGTTCATCAGCGGATTTGTGGCCAAGGTCGTCCGCCGGTTTATCAGAATATCGGTAATGAGCGGGACCATTAAGGTGCCATCAAATGTTGACCGCGACACGCTCATGGACGTGGATTATCTGACGCCTGCCATGCCGTGGATTGATCCGGCTAAGGAAGCCAAAGGCCATGAGGCTAATCTTCGCCTTCGCATCACCAGCCCGCAGAAGATTATACGCAGTCGCGGCGATAACCCTGACGACATTCTTGACCAAATCCAAAGCTGGAATAAGTCATTAGTAGATCGAGAAATCACAGTAGAAACCGAACCCGCAAACGAGCGGGTTTTTTTACGCCCGGAGGATGAGTAATGCCAAAGAACTGGTACGACATTAAAGCCCTTGGCGGCGGGGTAGCGGAGATCCAGCTCTATGACGAGATTGGCTCCTTCGGCATCACCGCCAAAGACTTTGCCACCGACCTGAAAAACCTTGGAGAAGTGCGCGAAATCACCTTGCGCGTTAACTCCCCTGGCGGCTCAGTGTTCGATGGTAATGCCATTTACAACATGCTCAAGCAGCACCCGGCAAAAGTCACAGCCTACATTGACGGCCTGGCCGCTTCCATGGCTTCCGTCATCGTTATGGCAGCCGACCATGTGGTTATGCCCGAAAACGCGCTGATGATGATCCACAACCCTTGGTCAATGTCCATGGGTGACGCCGAAGCGCTGCGCAAGGATGCGGATCTGCTGGACAAGGTGAAAACCACGCTCCTGCTGGCCTATGGCCGGTCAATGATGACCGATCAGGAAATCAGCCAGATGATGGACGACGAAACATGGCTGACTGGAGATGAAGCTGTGGCGATGGGTTTTGCTGATGAGGTGGTGGAAGAGGTCGCCATGGCAGCCAGCGCGAATTTCAATCTGGTAAACAATTTTCAACGCACCCCGAAACTGATTAACCCCAAGCCGTCAGCGGTTGCTGACACCACCGAAGCCAAGCATGACGAGGAAACCACCATGCCGACTACTGTAAAAGCAACCGATACTGCGGTTGACGAGAAGCAAATCGAAGCGCGCATTGCGTCTGAATTTCAGGCAAAACAGAAAGAGCGCGTTACAGAAATCAATGCAGCCTTTGATGGCTTCGAAAAGCATATTGAACTGCGCAACCAGTGCATCTCTGATATTGGATGCAAAGTAGAAGATGCCCGCGCAAAACTGCTGGCAGAAATCGGCAAAGACCAGAAGCCTTCCGGCTCTGTGTTCGTCGGTGACGAAGGCAACCAGGCCAAGGTTAACGCTATGGCTGATGTTGTTGCTATGCGTGCCGGCATCAAGACCCAGAAAGAAGTGGGTGAGAACGCCTATCGCGGCAAGACCCTTCTGGGCCTCGCTGAAGCCTGCCTGGACGCTCGCGGCAAGTCCGTTGCTGGCATGAGCAAGATGGACATTGTTGCCTCTGCGTTTACTCACAGCACAGGCGACTTCAGCAAGCTACTGGCCAACACGGCAGAAAAAGCCATGCTGATG